CGGACCAGCAATGGTTCCTGATTTAAAAATATTTAGAAAAGACAAACAGGGTAATCCGTATCATGTTTATTTCAGTGCTGACACAATCAAGATGATTGCTGAGAAGTATATGAAGAACAAGTATATTGATAATAATGACGAGAATCATGATGGTACGGCTGTAAAAGATGTATATGTGATTGAGTCATGGATTAAAGAAGATACTCAGGATAAGTCTAATAAGTATGGTTACGGGGATTTACCAATAGGTACATGGTTTGTTTCAATGAAAATTAAAAATGATGAGATTTGGAATAAAGTTAAACAGGGTGAATTGAATGGATTTAGTGTGTCTGGTTACTTTGAAGAGGTTGCATCTTTCTGTATGGAAGAGATGTTTTTGAAGCAAGTGGCTGAGATATTAAACAAAATTGAAGAGTAATTTGGTAATATATATATAAAACCATATTTACTAATATAGACCATAAACGGAATAAAAAATAAAATAAACAAAATTAGATTATGTCAAATCCAAAAACAGCAATCCAAGAGATTAAAAGTCTTATGGTAAAATTCGGTTTTATTGCCGATACCACAAAACTTTCTTTTGTTGACGCTAAATTAATTGACGGAACTCAAATCAAAGTTGAAGGTGAATCTTTAATGGAAGGCGCTAAAGTTGTTGTAGTTACTGAAGAAGGAGAAATTCCTGCTCCAGACGGAATCCACGAAATTGAAGGTGGAGTGAAAGTACAAACAACTGACGGTGTTATCGTTAAAATAGAACAACCAGAGATGGAAGATGAAGGTGATGTTGAAGAAGTGGAAATGGAAGATGTACCTGTTGAAGCAATTGTACCTGCAGAGGTAGCACCAATTGCAGAACCAGTTATCGCAGCTATCGTTGAAGCAATCGTTCCTGTGTTAGAAGAAATTAAATCTTTAGCAGACGAAATGAAAAAAATGAAAGAAAAAATGGGTTCAGTTCAATCTGACTTTGAAGCTTTCAAAAAATTACCAGCAGGAAAAAAAATCTCTGACGGTAAGGTAGATTTCAATAAACAAGAAAACTTTAATTCATCTGATGCTAAAATTGAAGCAATCATGAATATGAGAAAAAACAAATAAAAAAAAACAAAAAAAAAATTAATACAAATGAAAAATTATTCTAAAGAAGATTTCAGTTACGTAGTAAGTTCAATCACTGGTTTTACAGACCAAGTTGGTGGAGAACTTTTAGCTAAAGCTTTGGTTAGTGCAACTACTCCAAAATACGCAAACGTAAGATTAGGTATCAAAGGTACACAAGCTTTGAACTTATTAAATTCAACTCCAGCATTCCAAGCAGGAGCTTGTGGATGGAGTCAATCAGGTACAACTGAGTACACTCAAAGAAACATTACAACTTGTGCTGAGAGATTAAACGAAAGTTTATGTCCTGACCAATTGTACCCAACTTATCAATCTATGTTATTAACTCCAGGTATGACTGAGGAATCAGTTCCATTCGAAGGTGTTATCGCAGATTTGAAAGTTAAACAAATCCAACAAAGAATTGAACAAAAACTTTGGGGAGCAACTGTTGCAGGTGGTGACTGTTTTAATGGTTTCGCATCATTAATCTCTACAGGAACAACTGGTGTTGCTAACTCAGGTGGTGTTGCATTCTCTGCATCTGCTGCTTACGGTGTATCTGGTAACCCAATCACTGAAGTTGATAAATTAATCAACGCTTTAGATGCTAACGCACAAGCTCGTGAAGACTTAGTTGTTTTCATGTCTTTCCCTAACTTCCGTTTATATGTACAAGCTTTAACTAAGGCTAACTTCTTCACTAACTACATTGGTGGAGCAATGGCTATCGGTGGAGCTGCATCTATGGAAGCGGTTCATCCTAACACAAACGTTAAAGTAGTTCCAACTATCGGTATCACTGGTGGTCAAGTAACTATCGGACCTGCTGAGTATACAGTTGTAGGTTTTGACTTATTGTCTGACCACGAAAGATTAGACATTTGGTGGAGCCGTGATAACGACGAAGTTCGTATCCGTGCTAACTACAACTACGGTGCTCAAATCGCATTGTTCGGTACAACTGCATATTTCGCTACCAATAACGTAGCTTAATTAGATTTATAAAAAAACATAGGGGGTGAAAGTCCCCCTTTAATAAAGAAAAAATTTAATAAAATATAATATTATGAGTTGTTTTATAACTTCAGGAGAAGCATTAGGTTGTTCCGATAGTATTGGTGGTATTAAGAAAGTATACATCGTTGGTGGTGCTACAGGAGAAGTTACAGGTTATACCTATAACGTTGACGGAGCTATCACAGGTGCAACTTCTGCATCAGGAACTACTCTTTTTGGTTTTGAATTGAAAAGAAACACTTCAAGCTTAACTCAAAATGTAACCAAATCTTACGAGAATGGTACAGTATACTTTGAGCAAGTATTGGAAGTTGTTTTATTCAAATACGACCAAGAAAAGAGAGACAAAATGAAAGTACTGGCACAAAATGATAATTTACAAATTATCGCAATTGACCAAAATGATGTTCAATACTTGTTAGGTCAAGTTAATAAGTCTTACTTATCAGGTGGAGCTGCAACTTCAGGACTTGCATTAGGTGACCGTAATGGTTTCTCATTGACATTTACTGCACAAGAAGCTGAACCAGCAAGAGTAATTGTAGGAGCTTTAGCTTCTGTATTCACTGGAGCTTCAATAGTAGGATAAACGTAGGTCCGTTGTTGGACCGATTTTCTATATCTATTCTAATCTCCAAAAGGAGGGTGGTTCGCCACCCTTTTTTTATGCTATGTCAAATCTATTTGGAAAATTTTATATTTAGTTATATAGGCGAACATTATGATTATACTTCAAAAAGGACAAGAAAACGAATTGGTCTTGAATATTAACAATAATTCAAGGGTAGATTTTAGTGGCTATACTTTAACCTTTACACATATTTTATCACAAGAGATTAAATCATATTTCATTGATACCTCAAATCCTTTAGTTTTTGGGGAGAATATTAGATATTGTGAGATAGTATTAAATCTATCGTGCGTTGGTTGTGATTTAAATTATGAAGGACAATATCAACTACAAATATTTGGTAATGGTACCCAATTGGTTTATACAACTATTGTGGAATTAGATGGCACAACAGAACAAGGTAATAGTTTCACACAATATATCTCAAATGATGAGGATAATAACAATTACATATACATACAAGAATAATTTATGAGTGAAGAAAAACAAAAATATCAATTAGGTAAGCTAAATTTCACACAAGAACCATTCTTACCAATATTCTCGGAAGTCTTTAATAGACAACCATGGGTAAGTTACGGTGAAAATAACGCTATGCCACAATATCTTATTTCAAGATATAATAATTGTGCTATACATAAAGCTATAATCACATCAAAAAGAGAACAAATATGTGGTGATGGGATTGTTTCAATCAATAACCCAATGGCTACAATAAATCTAATTAACCCAAAGGAGAACGTTGAAGATGTATTTCGTAAATGTGCTTTGGATTTAGTTCTATTTGGTGGTTATGCACTTAATGTAATTTGGTCTCGTGATAGAAAGACTATTGCTGAGATATATCACATTGACTTCTCAAGAGTTAGAAGTGGTAAGATTAACCCTGAAACAGATGAGATTGAGAAGTATTATTACTCAGCTGATTGGACAGCTATCAAAAAGTTCCCTGTTGAAGAATACGATGTATTCAATCAAGAAGATGGTGAAGCGTCTCAAATCTATTACTACAAACAATATAGTCCAAACAACAGTTACTATCCACATCCTGATTATTCAGGTGGTCTTGCATCAATTGAAATTGATGTTAATATCAAAGAATTCCACGCAAACAACCTAAAGAATGGTATGTTACCATCACTTTGGATAGACTTTGTTAATGGAATACCTGGTGAGGAAGAACAAAGAATGATGACAAGAGCATTAGAATCACAATTTAGTTCAGTAAATAATGCTGGTCGTCCTATCATATCTTTCAATGAGAGTGCTGAATTGTCACCAAAAATTACACAGATTCAAACAAGTGGAAACGATGGTTACTATCAAGCAATCTATGATGACATTCTACGTAGTATTCTGTCCTCTCACAGAGTTTCTTCAGGTGAGTTATATGGTATATCCACCCAAGGTAAATTAGGGTCAAGAAACGAGATTATAGACCATTCTGAGTACTTTAGAAAATTCATCATCCAACCATATCAAAAAGAATTGTTACCAACCTTTAATAAGTTAGTTTCAATGAAGTTCCAAAAACCTACAACTTTTGAAATAAAACCAATGAGTATCTTTGAAGTTAGTGACATTATCGAAGAACCAATCGTTGAAGACAAACCTATAACCCCAATTCAAGAATAATGGCTAACGTATTATTAATATCAGAAAACAAACTTAAAGCATTCACCAATATTAACAAGAACGTTGATATTGATGCAATTCGTGCTGAAGTTGGTGTAGCACAAGACATACACCTTCAAAATCTATTAGGTACTTTGTTTTATACCCATTTGTTATCTCAAGTTAGTTCAACAGGTAATACTTTCAATTCAGATGAACTTACATTGGTAAATGATTATATCGCACCATATTTGATTCAGACTGCATACTTTGAAATGATACCTCATCTTCATTACAGAACGATGAACCGTGGTATTGTTCAAGGGGAAATGGAATCAGCAACAGCGGTGGATATTGAAACAATGAAATATCTACGTGGAATTCAAAAACAACGTAGTGATTTCTATCAACAAAGATTACAAGATTATCTTATAACAGGTAGAGGACAAAACAAATTCCCTCAGTACAATCAAATCAGTACATTAGATGGTATGATACCAGATAAAGCGGCAAAGTACAATTCACCAATCTATTTGAATCATACAACACGTACCGGATATTCTATGGAAGGTATCAGAAGAAGTATGAACTCATATAGTGAAATTGAAAGTTCTAACCCTCCATGTCAAGACTGTTATTAATATGATAGAACAAATTATAATGACAATTATAACCACGTTAATTGGTTATTTTGTTGGATATAGAAAGAGTAAAAATGAAATAGAAGGTGGTCGTTTAGAAAACCTTGAAAAGTCTATTAGGATTTATCAGGTGGTTATTGATGACCTATCCAAAAAGGTGGAAGAACTTACTTCACATATTGTTAGATTAGAAACAACAATTGATAGTCTCAAAGTAGAGAATAATAAATTAAAAAATAAGAATAATATATGATTGAATTACCAAGACCTAACGAAAAGGAATTAACAAAGTATAATAAACA